CAATGGATAAGCTAAAGCAAGGAGTGCAAGGAACTACTGCCAGTTTAAAGAAAACAGCTGAATCTAATGACAAACTTATACAAACATCTAAAAGACTTACTTGGGAACAAAGATCACAAATAAGTGGATTAAAAAACTTTGGTAAAGGATTACTTGACGGAAGTAAGAAAGGTGCTGATTCTATGAATCAGCTATCAAGTGCTCTTTCAAATGGAACAACCAGAGTTACTAAAGTACTTGGTGGATTTGCCGCAGGATTAGGATTTGCTTGGGGAACACTAGAAAACTTTGCAGATGCCGCTAAAGGAGCCAGCGGTGCATTAAACTTAGGTGCAGTTGGTGTTGGACTATTACAAACACAAAGTATGATGTCTGGACTTGGTAAAGAGTTTGCAACTGTTATTAATGAGAGTGGTGGTGGTTTTAAGTTATTAGGAGCAACTACAGAAGACGCAGTTAAAAACTTATCTCAAATGTCGAGAGCAGTTAGAAACGGTTCTTCTATGATGGGCGACCTTACAAAACAATTTGGAGTTTCTGCAAAGTCAGTTAACGAAACTGCAAAGCTAACTGCTCAGCTAGGACTTACAGAAAAAGAGAGTGCTAGTTTAATGGCCGCTGGACTAGATGTTGCAAGACGAGCCGGAGTAGATCAAGAGAAAGCAATGCAAGTAGCAATTAAGAGTTATGCTACTACAGCCAAGACAGCTCGAGGATTAAGTGATCAGTTTGGTGTTAGTGCTAAAGTAATTATGCAAGCCTCTATTGCTTTCCAAAAGTCTATATCTGGACAAAGAGCCGCATCAATGGGATTAGGAACTGAGGCTACTGAAATACAAGGCGTTATGGGACAACTACTTGGTAATCTAAGTCAAGATCAAAGAGATAGAGCATCAGCCGCAATGGCCGCAGGACAAACTGGTCAAGCGGTTGCTATTGCAAGAGAAGGAAAGACTGGTGCAGAGGCAGGTGCAACTGCTACAATGATAAGAATGATAGCTGATGCAAACTCCGGAAAAGGAGATGGCACACTTTTACAAGCTATGAAAGGCATGGAAAATGCCTCAATGAACCAATTTGCAAGTAGTAAAAACTTTGTTGATACTAATATGAACGCCGCGGCTGGAATTGGATTAGCATTTAAACGTCTAGGTGATGATGCAAATACATCTGGAGAAGATGCTAAGAAAAATGCTAAAGACGGACAAACTACAGAAGCAAGTAATATTAAGTCACTTACACAAATGTCAACAGCCGTTGATTATGCTAAAGGATCATTTTGGGGTTTAGTAGCAGGTGGTGTAGGATTATTAGGTTCCTTTGTATCGTTAGCGGCCGCAGGTAGTGCCGCCGCAATAGCAATGGGAGGCGGAGGCTTAACTGGTATGCTAGGTGGACTTAGTAAAGGACTTAATAAAATTACGTCCGGTGCTTTAGGTTCATTAGGCAAAGCTGGAGGTACCGTAGGCAAAGTTGGAGGTGCCGTAGCAACTGCCGGTGGAGGAATGCTTGATAAAGCAAAAGGGTTTCTTGGAATGGCAGGCGGAGGTGCTAGTAAAGCCGGTCCTGGAATGCCGAGTCCTAAAATGCCAAGTACTAAAGGAATGTCTACAGCATTAGGAGAAACAAAGAGTCTCGGTAAAATGATTTCAGATACAATGAAAGGCATTGGAACAGGCACAGCAAAACTCTTTAAAGGAATTAGCGAAGCTATGACATCGTTTGGTAGTGGAATAGCAAACCTTGCTAAAGGAATAGGTAAAGCAATGACATCAATCGGAGCTGGTGCCGCTAACCTCGGAAGTGGATTAGGTAAAGGAATTGGAAAACTAGTTCAGTATTCATTAGAAGGTATAGGTAAAGGATTAGCCGCAGTATCAAATCCAAAATATTTTATTGGAGCCGCAGTATTAGCCGCAGTTGGTGGAGCAATGTGGGTTGCTGGTAAAGCATTCCAACAATTTTCAAACATTAACTGGGGAGGAGTTATTGCAGGAGGTATTGCATTAGGAGTAGTTACTGCTGGTGCCGCACTTATTGGAGCCTCAGGTATGGTTGCTCCTATTATGTTAGGTGCATTAGCAATAGGTGTACTTGGTGCCGCATTAATTCCGTTTAGTTATGCCGCAAAACTAGCAGGTGAAGGAATGGTTGATCTAGGTACAGGATTAGCTATAATAGGTACAGTACCTATTGGAACATTACTTGCATTAGGTCCTGCGTTAGCATTAATGGGTGCAGGTTTAGCAGTACTTACTGGTGCTGGTGTATTAAGTTCTCTTATGGGAGCATTTCAAAACGAAGGCCCAATTGATAAAATAGTTAAAATTGCAAACGCCGCTCCGGGTGTTGCGTTAATGGCCAAGTCAATTAGATCGTTTGGAATAAACTTAATGATTTTTAATAGAGGTCTAGAAGGAGTTACAGTAAACGCACTTGATAATTTAGAAAACTTTATAGACATTGCTAACAATATTTCGCAATCATCTGTAACAGCAATGGCAGACTTAGCAGTTTCTAGTTCGTTGCTTAGTCACAATATGCAAAACATTGATTGGAATGCTTTAATACTACCAGCTGATATAGGTGAACGTTATAATAACTTAGCCGCTGGCATGATGAAGACAGCTGAAGCAATGGAAAAAATGCCTAAGCCAGGTATGTGGGACACTTTAGTTGCTGGTGTAGGTAATTTATTTGGAGTTAATGGTAACCAAGAAACCGTCAACTCAGGAAGTATCCAAGAAACAATGCAAAAAGAAGTTAGCACAACAACAAATTACACAGATGGTTCATCTACAACATCAACTGAAATGGTTACAGTTCTTAAGAACATTGAAGGTCATTTATATAACGTTTCCGGTAATACTAAGAAAGAAATTACTGTAACATCACCACGTTATGGTAATTAAGTATTAATATAAAAAGGTAAGTAATAGTATGGCATCATGGAAAAAACACTTTAAAATATGGGATCCTCAAGCAGAACAGACTAATAATGGTCCGAGACAGCAAGGAGGTAGCTCATCTAAATTCGCAAGTTGGCTACAAGACGTTTACACAGGGCAACCTAACAGAGTAGAACGTTATAGCCAGTACGATCAAATGGATCAAGACTCAGAAGTTAACGCGGCCTTGGATACAATAACAGAATTTTGTTCACAAGAAGATCCGTTAACTCATCTTCCGTTTGCACTTAGATGGTCAGTAGACCCTACACCGAGTGAAAGCAAAGTTATTAACGAGACACTTAAAAAATGGTGTGCTATTAATAATTGGGATTCAAAATTATTTAGAACTTTTAGAAGTGCAATTAAATTTGGAGATCATTTTTTCTTACGTGATCCAGAAACATTTGAATTATACTGGGTAAATCCAGGAGATGTAAAGAGAGCAGTAATTAACGAAGCTGAAGGTCGTAAAGTTGAACAGTATGTTATTAGCAACTTGCACCCTAACTTAGGAGCAAAGGTTGCAACTAAGCCAATTGAAAGTGTTCAGTCGATGGCAAATGCTGTCCAAGCAGGACCAAACAATCAGTACAACGTTTCAAATAGTGCTTATAAGAGCGGAAACACAGGAACAGAAGTTACTATTGATGCCAAGAGCATTATTCATATTAGTTTAAGCGAAGGCTTAGATGCTAACTGGCCTTTTGGTGCTAGTATACTTGATAGTGTTTTTAAAATTTACAAACAAAAAGAATTATTAGAAGATGCGATTATCATTTATCGTGTACAAAGAGCACCTGAACGTAGAGTGTTCTATATTGATACAGGAAACTTACCTAGTCACCAAGCAATGGGATTTCTAGAAAGAGTTAAAAATGAAATACATCAAAGACGTATTCCTACTAGATCAGGTGGCGGTACTACTATGGATGCAAGTTACAATCCATTAAGTATCATGGAAGACTTTTTCTTTGCACAGTCAGCTGACGGTAGAGGAAGTAAAGTTGAAGTATTACCAGGTGGAACAAACTTAGGTGAGATAGACGATTTAAAATTCTTCTCAAATAAATTAATGAGAGGTTTAAGAATTCCAAGTAGTTATATGCCTACTGGACCTGACGATAGTGCTGTTCAATTAACAGACGGACGTGTAGGAACAGCATTAATACAAGAATATAGATTTAATAGATATTGTCAAAGACTACAAGGCTTAATTATGCCTCAGATTAGTAAAGAATTTAAAACCTTTATTAAGCATAGAGGTATTAATGTTGACACATCGTGTTTTGAAATTGATATGCTAGAGCCTCAAAACTTTAGTGATTACAGACAAATTGAAGTTAACAATGCAAGAGCTAGTGTGTTTACACAGTTAGCAGAAGTACCTTACATGAGTCATAGATTTAAGTTACAAAAATTCTTAGGTTTAACTGATGAAGAGTTACTTGAAAATGAAAAACTTTGGTTAGAAGAAAATAAAAACCCAACACCAACCAACTCAGATGAAGAAGCAGGATTTGGAGATATAGGTGGTGGTGCAGGCGGTGGATCTCTAGGTGATGCAGATATGGAATTTGCAGACGACTTAGAAACGGCTGAACCAGCCGCTGACGAGGGAGGTTCTGCACCCACAGAACCCGAAGCATAAAAAGGAATAAGTAAAGTTATGAGATTTAATGACTTAACAAGAATACAAGATGAGATTGAGGAAGAAATTGATCCTGAAGTAGCATTCTATTCCGATATGCGAAGACATCGTATGACTTTAGAGCATGTTAATAGGTTGCGTAAACTTCGTGAACTAAGAAAGTACGAGCAGAAGACAAGACTTGAAGCTATTACTAAAATGTATCAACGTCCTCCAGCAGTATAAAATTAATCACATTAAATTTTGAAAAAACTACCCGGTTTGTGAAAATTGTGTCAAAAAGTACAGTTTTTAACCTATAACCCCTGGTATTTCGTGCGTCATTAGTAAGTACTTATTGGTGAATACCCGCCTTTCGCGATAAGGAGAAAAAGAATATGACAACAGTACTTGAACAGGCACTTGAACATCTTTTGAACAAAGAAGATGAAAAAGCAAGTAACCTATTACACGATTACTATGTTGGTATTGGTCGTAAAGTCTATGAAGACATTATGTCCGACGATACTAATTTAGAGGAAGAAATCGAAGATATTGACGCCGCTGTTTCAGAAGTCGAAGCTGACTTAACTGAAGAAGGTGATGATATTGAAGATGCTGATATGGATATCGATCCAGATATTGATTCAGAAGAAATTGCAAGTGATATGGATGCTGAAGAAGCCCCTGTATCCGCTGATGCCGCTGACGTTGCAGATGCTATGGTTGATGTTGAATCAGCACTAGCTAACCTAAAAGCAGAATTTGAAGAAATGCTTACAGGTGGTGATGCAGAAGCTCCAGCAGAAGAAGAAATGGGAGAGATCCCAGCTGAATCCGTACAATTTGAAGAAAAAGAAGAAAGCATCGAAGAAGCTGATTCTGAAGAGCAAATTGACGAAGCGGCAGAACTCAAGTTAGCACAGAAGCCTGATATGGCCGATCATGCAGACAATAAAGCAAGCCCAGTCGCTAAGAAAAATGACATGGGTGGTAAAGTAGTTAACACTGGTGCAGGTTCTGCAGAAGGTGTAGCATCTGGAACAACTCCAGCTAAAGCTCCAGCTTCAAAAGAATTACCACATGGAACTACTGAGCCTTCAATGAGCCAAGTAAAGGGTTAAAAATATGACAATCCTACAGCCATTAACAGAAAGACTTTCATTTGATCAAGCGAATCTCGTTGTTGAAATGACTGATAATAATGATGGCGGTAAGGATCTCTACATGAAAGGAATTTTCATACAAGGGGATAAAAAGAATCATAATGAGAGAGTTTATCCAGCCGATGAGATATCCCGGGCTGTAGAGAGCATAAGTCAAAGATTAGCTGACGGCTTTTCAGTATTAGGCGAAGCAGATCACCCAGATGATTTACAGGTTAACATCGACCGAGTAAGTCACATGGTCACTGAAATGTGGATGCAAGGTTCCGATGGATATGGAAAACTAAAAATTATTCCAACTCCAATGGGAAATATCATTAAGACATTACTGGAAAGCAAAGTTAAATTGGGAGTAAGTTCGAGAGGATCAGGAAATGTAGGAACAGGCGGAAACGTTTCAGACTTTGAAATTGTTACTGTTGATGTTGTTGCACAACCAAGTGCTCCAGATGCTTACCCAACTCCGATTTACGAACGTGTTATGCAAGATCGTAGACGAGCCGCTCTTATGGATGTGGCCCTTGCGACGACTTACGATAAGTCCGCACAAAAGCACCTTGAAATAGAGGTACTTAGATTCCTTGAGAATCTTAAAAAAGTCTGAGGAGACAAATTAAATGAGTAATGAAAACTTTACAGATTTGCTCGGCTCTGTAACATTGTCTGAAGAGGTGCGTGATAATATTAACACCGCTTGGGATCAAAAACAGATTGAAACTCGTGAAGAAGTAACAGCGGAACTCCGCGAAGAATTTGCTTCACGTTATGAGCACGATAAAGGTCAACTTGTTGAAGCAATGGATAAATTGATTCAAGATACTATTTCTGGTGCTAGTAACGAGTTCAAGAAATTACACGAAGATACACAAGCATCACGTGTAAAATATGCTACTAAGATTAGTGAAGATGCAACACTTCTACAACAGTTTGTTATGGAAACATTAGCAAAAGAAGTGCATGAATTAAAAGCTGATCGAGCCGCACAAAAACAAAATTTTAAAGGCTTAGAAGAATTTGCTTTACGCAAATTAACTAATGAGCTTAGTGAGTTACACGAAGACCATAAAAAATTAGTTGAAGCCCGTGTTAAACTAATTTCAGAAGGTCGTACTGCTATCGAAGAAGCAAGATCACAGTTTATTAAGAAAGCAAGTGAAAAGGTTAATGGCCTTGTTACTGAATCTTTTAAAACTGAACTGTCCTCGCTTAAAACTGATATCCGTGAAGCAAAAGAAAACAACTTTGGTCGTAAAATTATGGAGGCTTTTGCCGCTGAATTTATGTCAAGTAAGTTTGCAGATGGAACAGCAGTAAGTGAACTAACAACAAAAGTTACTGAGATGGAAGTAAAGTTAGCAGGGGCCAATAAAGCCATTGCTGATAAAGAACGTCTCATCATCGAATCAAGTCGTTTACAGCGCCTAGCGGAAGACAAAATGACTAGATCTCGTATTATGCAAGAACTAAATGCTCCTTTATCAAAAGATAAAAGAGCTATAATGGATGAATTACTTGAGACAACTGATACCAGTAAACTCAACGAAGCATTCCAGAAGTACTTGCCATCAGTTCTTAACGAAGAGGTCCGTAGAGACAAGAAAGTTATCGTTGAGGGTCAACAATCACAGAAGACTGTGGTTACCGGAAACAAACCAGCAAATAACGTAGACGAAGCACCAGTTGATGAAGTTGATTCAACTATTGCAGATCTTCGTAAGTTAGCTGGTATTTAAGAAGGAGACATTAAAATGTCACAAGCTCTTTTTGAAGCTAAAAATTGGTCCGCAACTAAAGAAGCCCTTACTGAAGGTCTTAACGGACAAAGAAAAACTACAATGGAAGTTTGCTTAGAAAATACTAAAAGGTATTTGGCTGAGACAGCAACCACTGGTGCAACAGCATCTGGAAACGTAGCAGTACTTAACAAAGTAATTCTACCAGTAATCAGACGTGTTATGCCAACAACCATCGCTAACGAATTAGTCGGTGTTCAACCTATGCAAGGACCTGTTTCACAGATCCACACACTTAGAGTACGTTATGCTGATGCGGTTGCCGCATCGTCTGCAGAAAACGGACAAGTTGGTGCAGAGGTTGTTGCAGGTGATGAAGCATTATCACCATTTGCTATTGCTAACCAGTACTCAGGTGGTACTGATGGTAAAGCAGACGCAACTGCTACTAAAGAGGGAACTGGTGGAAACAAGATGTCAATCCAGATCCTTAAAGAAACTGTAGAAGCTAAATCCAGAAAGCTATCAGCTCGTTGGACATTTGAAGCCGCTCAGGACGCACAAGCCATTCATGGTGTTGACGTTGAAGCGGAAATTATGGCCGCACTTGCTCAAGAAATTACTGCTGAAATTGACCAGGAAGTTATCCAGTCATTAACAGCACTTTCCGGAGCCGCATTTGGTACATATGACCAAGCCGCAGTAAGTGGTACAGCTAACTTCGTAGGTGACGAGCATGCCGCATTAGCAGTTCTTATTAACAGAGCCGCTAACGACATTGCTTCACGCACAAGACGTGGTGCAGGTAACTACATTGTTGTAAGCCCAACAGCTTTAACAATTCTACAATCTGCTACAACTTCAGCATTCGCTAGAACAACTGAAGGAACTTTTGAAGCACCAACAAATACTAAGTTTGTTGGAACACTTAACAGCTCAGTAAGAGTATACGTTAACCACTATAGTGGTGACGCGGCTCCTGTATTGATCGGTTATAAAGGTGCAAATGAAATGGATGCTCCGGCATTCTATTGTCCTTACATTCCGTTGATGAGCTCAGGTGTTGTATTAGATCCTAACACATTCGAGCCAACTGTCAGCTTTATGACACGTTACGGATATGTTGAGCTTTCTAACACAGCTTCATCTCTTGGTAACGCGGCTGATTATGTTAATAACATTGCAATCACAAGCGGTAACCTTTCTTTCATCTAGTATCTTATACTAAGCGAAGAAAAAAATTAAGCAGGGCTAGTTTACTAGCTCTGCTTTTTCTTTGGATAAGTACTGGTATGTTAGCATCAATGAAAGATAGACTGTCTAGAGCAAAAATATGCCATGAGTGTGAATTTTATACCAGGTTTACAAAGCAATGCAAACAATGCGGTTGCTTAATTAATTTAAAAATCTCATTTTCTCAAACATCTTGTCCAGTTAATAAGTGGAAAGAAGTTGAAAGTACCACTGGTAGTTTAATTAAAAAATTTATCACCTAAAAAAATAACCTTAAACGGTAAATAACAATAAGAATTACAGGAGATTTATTATGCCTAAATTAAGCACATATGACGATAGTGGATTTGATACTTCTATCAGCATTAAAAGTAAAAGCAAATTAGCAACGAGCGATAGTTTGGCAATGGTTGCAGGAGATAACAGAAATGTTACTATAGATGTTGCCGCAAGTAGAGCCGCAACTGATAATGCCGCCGCTATAACTACTGCTGGAGGAGCCGAGACTGCTATAAAGAATACCAATGAAAATTGGGTAAACTATAAATGGCGCCCTATGATGGGTTGGGTATATATGGGAACAGTTATATTTGATTTTGTATTAGCTCCGATAGGTTGGGGAATATTACAAACATTTGCAACCGAAGGTGGACAAGTAGCAATACAATGGCAACCACTTACATTGCAAGGAGCAGGACTCTATCATGTTGCAATGGGAGCAGTTATTGGTGTAACAGCATTTGGTAGAACTAAAGAAAAGACTACTACATTAGATAAGGCATCAGCCCTAGGAAAACTAAAATAACATGGCAATTAAAACCAATCAAACTACAGATACACTAACTCCAGGTACTGGAACAATCATTGTAAATGCCACTGGAGCATTAGAAGTTCCAGCAGGTAATACGTTACAACGACCAGCTTCACCAGGAGCAGGTGCAATAAGGTTTGACTCTAACACTTCGCAGTTAGATTTGTTTAATGGTACTATATGGAACGCATTAGTTGATTTGTCTTATGTTGATACTACTGCTACAAATTTACAAACACAAATTGATAATATACTACAAAACGTTGATCCTGCAACATTAGATTCCTTAACAGAAATTGTTGCCGCTTTCCAAAGCGAAGACAACACATTACTATCGTTAATTACTACAGCAAGATCAGATATTAATACATTACAGACAGACTTATCACAAGAAATTTCTAATAGGTCATTTGCAGATCAACTTGCAACAAATGCAAGAGCAACTGAGGTCTCCAATAGGACCAACGCAGATACTTTATTACAAACTAATATTGATAATGAAGAAACTGCTCGTATAGCACAAGATAATCTGTTAGCAATAGATATTGCACAAGAAACATCAGATAGACAAACTGCTATTTCTACATTAGATACTGCAATTACTAATGAAGAAACTGATCGTATTGCCGCTGACGCAATACATACTTCTAATATTACTTTAGTTGATGGAAAGATTAATACAGAAATTGTAGATAGAACAAATGCTGATACAACATTACAAAATAACATTGATACTGAAGAAGCTTCTAGAATATTAGGTGATAATAATCTTACAGCTGATATTAATACACTTACATCAAATTTAGCAACTGAAGTAACTGACAGAACAAACGCAGACACTACATTACAAAATAATATTGACACTAATACATCAAATTTAGCAACAGAAATAGTTGATAGAACAGATGCAGATACTTTATTACAAACTAATCTTGACACAGAAATAGTTGATAGAACAGATGCAGATACTTTATTACAAACTAATATTGATACAGAAGTATCTGATAGAACAAATGCTGATACGATATTACAAAATAATATTGATACTAATACATCAAATTTAGCAACAGAAATAGTTGATAGAACAGATGCAGATACTTTATTACAAACTAATATTGATACAGAAGAAACTGATCGTATTGCAGGTGATGCTGGATTACAAACAAGTATTGATAACTTAGAATTAAACGACCTAACAGATGTAACTAACACTTCTCCAACAGATGGACAGATGCTTGGTTATGATGGAACACTAGGCAATTATAGACCTCAAACAGTAGCCCTTGCTCCTGTTAATAAAAATTATGTAGGAGACGGAACAACTTTACAATTTGCTCTTGGACAATCTGTACCTAGTCCAAATAATCTTGTTGTAGTAGTTGACGGAATTGCACAGAAGCCTTTATACAGTTATGTTGTTACAAACAGCGATCAATTAGTATTTGACGAAGCACCCGAAAGTGGATCTACTATTGAAGTTAGAATATTAGTAGGACAGTCTACAACTGATAGGCCTAGACCTAAAATTTCAAATATTGCATACTCAGAAACTGCCGCTCCAGTTTTTAATCTTATTACATTTAATGTAACTGAATTATCTTATGGTATGGGTGCTAAAGTAGGAGATGTTCCTATAGCACATATTGAGTATCCTACAGCAGGATCAATGCAATTAAAAACCGCTGAAACGTTTACTGGAAATCAATCCATTACGTTAATTGATAATAGTGGAAACGAATTTGTATTCGAAGATGCGTTTGCAGAACCAGATGGTACATCAAATCCATTATGGACAGATGCAACAAAATTTATTGGCACTTTTAGTGGTGGAGACACTATAAATTTTCCAATTGGAGTAAATAGCACGTCAACATTGACGCTGGGAGCAACATCGTCCCAGGAAACTACACCGACATGGTTGTCGATCAGTAGTTTAACTCTTGTAGGAACTGCACCAACATTGAGCAGTCCTTGCAGATATGAGTTTCAAATAATTGCAACTATTGCCGCTACGAGCATATATCGTAACTACTGGCTAGTCGTAATTTAAAAAATCAAATATATAACGGAATTTATATTCCTAAATTTCCTGGTTAAGGTCCATTTAAACCTAACAAACACAAATGACACATGAGTGTTATTTCTATTATAAGGAAAAGAAAACATGCCTTTAATTAAAGCACGTTCGAGTTCGTTGATGAACTCAATTGATTTAAGAGGTACACCTACTGCCGCTACTGCCGCCGCTGGAACAGCTACAACCCAGCTTGCGTCAACAGGCTTCGTAACAACTGAGATTAGTAATTTAGTCAACTCTGCACCTACTCTTCTAGATACATTAGATGAACTAGCCGCGGCAATTGGCGATGATGCCAGTTTCAGTACCACAGTTACAACAGCATTATCGGAGAAGGTGCCATTAGCAGGTGGAACAATGACAGGTAGTTTAGTACTGTCAGGCGCTCCATCTTCTGATTTAGAAGCGTCTACTAAGAAATATGTAGATGATGGATTATTAGCTCAGCTAATTTCCTCAACAGACGATGTTCCAGAAGGAACAAATAATCTTTATCATACTACTGCAAGAGTAAGAGCAGGAATTACTTTAACATCAGATAACACTACAGTATTAGATTACGATAGTGCAACTGGAGTTATTGAATATGCTCATCCTACTACTGCTGGTATTTTAGAAGATTCAAGTAACTTGTATTACACAGATGGCAGAGCAAGAGCGGCTATTTCGTTAACAACAGACGATTCAACTATTTTATCTTATAGTGCTATTACTGGTGCAATAACATTTAATAAACAAGATACTGATGTTGTAGATGAAGGTACATCTAATCTTTACTTTACTACAGCTCGTGCAAGAGCGGTTGTTTCTGCAGGTGCCAACGTTACCTATAACTCCTCAACTGGTGTTATTTCAGCAGACGGTGCCGTTGTTAGTGTAAACGGTTCAGATGGTGTTGTTGTTCTTGGAACTGATGATGTAGACGAAGGTTCAAGTAACTTTTACTTTACAGATACAAGAGCAAGAAGTGCTATTACTTTAACAAGTTCTGATACTACAGTTATGTCTTATTCAGCTGGTACAGGTGCGTTCACTTATGCAAAACCTAATTCAGATGGTATTGATGAAGGTACAGTAAACTTATACTTTAATGATGCAAGAGCAAGAGGTGCTATTAGTGCTTCTGGAGATGTTGCTTACAACTCAACTAGTGGTGTAATTACATTTAATATGTCTGATCACGATACTGATGACTTAACAGAAGGTGCAAGCAATCTTTACTTCCTCGATAGTAGAGCAAGAGCGGCAATTAGTGTAACAGGTGATTTAGCATATAACTCTACAACAGGTGTAGTATCCTATTCAACTCCAGATACAGATGGTGTAGATGAAGGTGTATTGAATTTTTACCATACTACAGCTAGAGCAAGAAATGCAATTAGTGCAGGCGGTGACTTAACTTATGTTGCTGGTACAGGTATTATGTCTTATACAACTCCAAACACAGATGGTATTGCTGAAGGTACAGCTAACCTTTATCATACAGCGGCTAGGGTACATGCCGCGGTTTCTGCAACTGGTGACTTAACTTATGACACAAGTGGTGGTTTTGGTTTTGCATTAGCAGATCATACAACAGCTGACTTACCTGAAGGAACATCACTTTATTATACAGATGCTAGATCAAGAGCCGCAATTAGCGTATCTGGTTCTGTGTTATCGTATAATTCAGGAACTGGAGTAATTTCTGCAGGTGCATTAGTTACAAGTGTTAATAGTGCTTCTGGTGCTGTAACATTAACAACAGATAATATTAACGAAGGTTCAAATAACTTGTATTACACAGATGGCAGATCAAGAGGCGCCATTAGTGCAACAGGTTCACTGACTTACTCTAATACAACTGGTGTAATTAACTATGTAACTCCAGATACAGATGGTATTTCTGAAGGTACATCTAACCTTTACTTTACTGATGCCCGTGTAAGAGCGGCTATTAGTGCAGGTACTGGTGTAACTATTGCATCTGGTGAGATTGCAATTGGCCAGGCAGTTGGTACAGCTGATAATGTTGAATTTGCCGACGTAGATATTACTGGTAACTTAACTGTTTCTGGTACAACTACAACCATTAATACAGCAGAGTTAAGTGTTGAAGATCTTAACATTACAGTAGCTTCAGGAGCCGGTAACGCGGCGGCGGCAAATGGTGCTGGTTTAACAGTAGCAGGTGCGGCGGCAACTATCTTATACGTTTCCGGTACTGATACTTGGGACTTTAATAAAGATATAATGGTTGGTGCAGTTACGGCATCATCTAAGTTTACAGGTAATTTAACTGGTGATGTAACTGGTGATGTAACTGGTACAGTTTCTGATATTAGTAACCATACAACAACTGATTTAGCAGAAGGTACTAACCAGTACTTTACTACAGCTAGAGCAAGAGCGGTTATTAGTGTAAACTCAACTGAACTAGCATATGACAACTCAACTGGTGTCATAACATATACTCAAGGTAATACTGATGGTGTTGCTGAAGGTACAAATAACCTTTATTTCTCCGAAACAAGAGCTAGAAACGCAATTAGTGTAACTGGTGATTTAACCTATACAGCAGGCACAGGAGTAATTGATTTTGAATTAGCTAATCATTCTACAACTGACTTAGCTGAAGGTGATAACAAGTACTACACAGATGTTCGTGTTAGAGCGGCTGTTAGTAGCACAGGTTGGTTAACAACTTATGATTCTGCAACAGGTGTTTCTACTCAAGCAACTCCAGATACAGATGATGTACAAGAATCTGTTGGAGCTACTAATAAGTGGTATACAGATGCTCGTGTTAGAGCCGCAATTAGTGGATCAGGTGATATTAACTATGATTCTGCAACAGGCGACTTTGAGTACACAACTCCAGATACAGATGGTGTAGATGAAGGTTCAAGTAACCTTTACCATACTACAGCTAGAGCAAGAGGTGCAATTAGTGCAAGTGGTGACTTAACTTATGATAGTGCAACTGGTGTTGTTGGTTTTGCTTTAGCAAGCCATGATACTGATGATCTGTCAGAAGGTACACTAAACTTGTATTACCAAGATGCTAGAGTACATAGTGCTATTACATTAACATCAGATAACCAAGACATTATGTCTTATGATAATGCCGGTGGCTTTACATTTGCTATAGGTCAAATGGATACTGATGATGTTACTGAAGGTACATCTAATCTTTACTTTAATACTAGTAGAGCAAGAGCGGTTGTTTCTGCAGGTGCTAACATTAGCTATGATAGTGCAACTGGTGTTATTTCAACATTAGCGGCAGTTCAAAGTGTTAATGGTGCAAACGGAGTTGTTACATTAGGAACTGATGACATTAATGAGGGTTCAAGTAACCTTTATTATACTGATGCAAGAGCCCAAGCGGCAATTACATTAGTAACAGATGATTCATCTATCCTTGGTTACTCTTCTGGTACAGGAACATTAACTTATGTTACTCCTGACACAGATGCTATTCTTGAAGGTTCAGTAAATGAATACTTTACTAACGCAAGAGCAGATGGTCGTATTGCTGTAGCAAGTATTAATGACTTATCTGACGTTGATACAACAGGTGCCGCAGATGGTTATGCCCTTGTTTGGAACTCAAGTTCATCAAAATATGTAGTTAACGATTTGTCAACTACAACTACAGCCGCTAACTTTACAGCAAACGGCACAGATACTGATTTTGTACTATCTGGTGCAGTAGTTGATGCGATTGAAAATACTACTGTTTTTATTAACGGTATCTTCCAAGCACCAACGTATTCATATACAATTTCAAACGATAGTACTGATACTACTATTGCTTTTGATGCCGCTCCAGAGGCTAACGATATTATTACAGTTCGTTATATTATGGGTGGTACATTGAATACTGATGGACTACTAAACGAAAGCTCAACTATTGATGGTGGAACATACTAATCAGCAGTTAAGTTAACAAACACTATTGAATAAGGGCCTTAAAGGCCCTTATTCTTTGGCTCCGATATCAGACTAAAGACATAAATACCTTGTATACTAATAACGGTATAAAGAGGATAAATGTATGCCACTTTTCAGGGGTCAATTAAAACATCTAAGAGGTCTAACAGACTATAAAGATAGTGTTCGTGTAGCATCAACTAGTAACGTCAGCATCTCTTCGGTTATAACATCAATTGACGGAGTAAGCATTTCTACTGATGATAGAATATTATTAACAGGACAGACAACAACTACACAAAATGGAATATATGCAAGCCAGTCAAATGGGACATTGGCAAGGGCATTTGACTCAGATAATACAGCCGAGTTCTCAACCGGAATGACAGTTTATGTTGAAGAAGGAACATCTAATGGTAGAAGTACTTGGCTACTAACATCAACCGGAGAGATTGTTCTTGGAGTAGATTCAATACATTTTCAGAAACAGTTTCAACTACATGATGCATTAGAAGGATCTTACGGTAGCACGTCTACATCTTTATCACTTACTATACAAAAAAACGGAGTGATTACTGCTGTAACTGAAAACACTTTGAATTCAGATAATGTAACGGAAGGTTCAAGCAACTTGTATCATACAACTGCTAGAGCTAGAAGTTCAATATCAGCCGCTGGTAGTAATTTAACATACAATTCATCAACTGGTTCTATGTCATTTAGCTCTGCAAGTTTAACTCCAGGTTCAGGTATTACTGGAGATAATTTTGACACGTCAACAAACAGAACATTTGCTATTGATACATCAGTAATACCAACGTTAAGTTCTGGAGTTTCTGTTTTTACAAATGATGCTGGTTATCTAACAGCTAGTTCAACAGAAACCTTGGATAACAAGAGCATAGACGGCGGTTCTTTCTAAATAATATTTCTTTAAATTCGTTATATAACATGCAACTAATATCCATTTGAGTATAAATAACTACGGAACACAAAAGATGAGAGACGATCTCTCATTGTGCTAAAATAACCCGGGAGTATATACTCAATGGCAAATACCATTATTTTAAAAAGATCCGCAACACAGGGCAACATACCTACAACATCACAAATCGAATTAGGTGAAGTAGCAATTAACACATATGACGGTAAAGTTTACATTAAAAAATCTGTAAGCGGAACACCTACTATTGTTGAAGTTGGACCTGTAGTAAGTGTCAATGCAACAACTGGCGCAGTCGTCCTAGGATCAGACGAAATCACAGAAGGTTCAAGTAACCTTTACTTTACAGATGCAAGAGGAAGAGCGGCAATTTCCGCAGGAACTGGCATTTCATACAATTCAACAACAGGTGAGATTCAGACATCTCAAGATATAACAACTGCAGGTTCTCCATCATTTGCTGGTTTAACATTAACTGGTAATGCGGAAACATTAAGCCTTATACCGGCTACAGACAACGTATACAGTCTAGGTTCGGCTACTAAGGCATATGCTGACATTTATGTTGGTCCAGGATCACTTTACATCAACGGCAAGAAAGCAATCGAAGACGATGCCGGTACAATGACATTTGCCACAGACACAGACCAAGATATGAGATTAGCATCTTCAGGTACTGGTTCTGTTGAATTACTTGCAAGTGGAACAGGTACTGTTCAAATGATGGGAACATTATCCTTGCAATCATCAAAGAGAATTGTTGATGCCGCAGGAGTAAATGTTGAATTTGGAAATCCTATTCATATGAATAGTAATAAAGTTACTAATATGGCTGAACCAGCATCATCTACCGATGGTGCAACCAAGAACTATGTTGATGTGTCTATTGCTAACTTAGTAGATAGTTCACCAACAGCACTTAATACATTGAATGAGTTAGCCGCGGCACTTGGTGACGATGCAAACTTTTCAACAACAATTACAAGTTCTATTGCAACTAAGTTGAATACAGCAGACTATACTGCATCAGACGTTTTAACTAAAATTAAAACAGTTGACGGAGCATCATCTGGTTTAGATTCTGACTTACTTGATGGTTCACAAGGATCATTTTACTTAGACGGTAATAACTTTATTAACATGCCGGCAACTGGTGTTACATCTGTTGCAACATCTAATGGGTTAACTGGTGGTACTATTACTGGAACAGGAACTTTATCCATGTCTGGTTCTTACACAGGAACATTTAATGTTACTGGTGAAATTAAGGCAACTGGCGAAGTAACAGCTTACTTCTCAGATGAAAGACTTAAGAAAGATATTGTACCTGTAACTGGAGCACTTCAAGGTGTTATGGCAATGGGCGGATATACTTATAAAGCTAATGATCTTGCCGCAGAGCTTGGTGTTGAAAGAACTGACAATCAAATTGGACTTCTAGCACAAGAAGTTGAAGCACAATTTCCTGAGTTAGTTACAGAGTCAGCACTAGCAGGTTATAAGACAATTAGATACGATAAGATGGTTACAGTTTTAGTTGAAGCAATGAAAGAACAACAAGCAATGATTGCACAATTACAAGCTGATGTAAAGAAGACTTTACATTGATTTTTAAACTAATAGGAGTATAAGATATGCCTAACGCATTTCCGGCTACTGGGTCTACAAAATCAATGGGTCGTATCAGAAGAGGTTTTGTCGCTTCTGGTAGTCATTACGCAACTGGGGGTTTTGGATTAAGAAGCACTCTTGCGCCATACGTTGGTATTACTAGCGGAACAGTATCAATTAGTTCAACATTTGGTGGTTACTATGCAACAAATAGTACCGACGATACTGATAACTAGTCTTAATTACAGACCTTAAGAGTATTACAAGAAAGGAGCTAATAGCTCCTTTCTTTATGGGTAAAACACCATACTAGATATAAGATATATAGTACTGGAATACGATAGGAGGTACTATGACTAAATCTGCAGAAGATATCATTAAAACAATACACGGAATTCAAGCCGCTGTTCCTTTTAGAACAAATTTTGAAAGAGAAAACTTTGTCTATAATGAAGCTGAAGGCCCAAGACTAGTATTAATACTATGTCATGATGTTAACAAACTATATCAGCACTACGATACAAATTGTCAGACTGATTGGGAGAAAGAAGCATGTGCAAAAGAAATGAATATTGTACAAGAAAAAATTAACGAAGTAATGGCAGAACTTGGTCTTAACACTCCAGAAGAGTTTGTTAATGCTTTAGAAGAAGCAGAACCAGAATACTGGTCTGAGACTTTATCAAGACGAGCCGCAGTTGAAGCATTATCTGCAAAAATGACTACTGATAATATGAGCGATATGTTAAACTTACCACTTGAGATCTACGAAGAAACTATTATGAAAACTCAAACATATCTTAATGTAGTTAACAAGACTACTAGAGGAGCAGAACGTACTGCAAATCGAAGGGCACAGGACGATTCCGAAGAATAAATGTTTGGCAAGAATCTAAAAGCTAGTGCTCCTAAGAATATTGGAAGCCATATAGCAATATGCATTCCAACCAACGGACTTTTACATTCTGAGACTGCTTTCTTTTTAATTGAAGCAATACGTTATACTGAAGCATACGGATATACAGTTGATATTCTTATGGACTTAGGTACAGTACTAAGCAGTCAGCGACAGTTTCTAGCAAGAAAATCTATTGACTATTATGATGCAGATTATATTATGTGGATAGATGGAGATATGACATTTCCTAAAGATACTATTGTTAAACTTATAGAAAGAAACAAGAATATTGTTTGTGCAACATATTCTAAACGTCAAGAACCTTTTCATCCAACTGCCTTTGCAGAGATAGATCCTGTTGTTCCTGTACAAATAAGCGGAGACATTAAAAAGGTAAAATATGCAGGAATGGGCTGTATGCTAGTTAAGAGAAGTGTATATCAATCTATTGCTCCTCCTTGGTTTCCTTTAACATGGCACGAAGCTACTGATAGCTGGCATGGAGAAGATATGGGATTCTGCACAAAAGCAATAGATGCAGGTTACGACATATGGGTTGATATTGATTTAAGTCTTAAGATTGGGCATTTAGGGCAGAAAGAGTTTTTACTTGATCGGGAAGACTAGAGAAAAACCCGCACCATCTATGTAATTTTTTTAAGTTAATTCCAGCACTAATATGATATGCAGGCATAGAACTATTATTAACTACACTCCTCATTAATACTCCATCTACTACAGTACTTTTTATAATCATAGCCTTTAGTTTTAAATCTTCGCATATACTTGTTATAATAGGATGATCCCAATTTTCAGATAAAATTAAACTTCTAGATTCTAAATACCAACGTTCAGTATAGCATATATTTTCTTTATATAAACGATTTAATAAAGGATTGTTTATCTTCTCTTCATTACACATTGAAAATTCCATTTGCTTATGAGGGCCTTGATAGAACTCAATTGGTTTTATATCTTTAATTAGTTTTAAACTCATCACTCAATATACTCTTTAACGTTTCTTTAAATGCTCTGCTCTTGAACATTTTTCCAGTATTATAATGTAATGGACTAGGCCACTGATTTAAATGTACCCAGCAATAGCCAGCACTTTCGTCATTTAATACAGGATTAAATTCTTCTTCACATAAGACAGCATAACTTACATGCCTAAAGTGTCTATTTCTTGTTGTAAATGTATAGATATGACTAATACCAATAGTATTAGGAACTCCAGGATGCCCAAGTTCTTCGACTAATTCTCGTTTTAGTCCTTCTAAGTCTCCTTCTTGGCCTATAAGTTTTCCACCCCATAAACCCCAACACATACTATGACGTTCTGCTTGACTTCTCAACTGCATCATAGCTCTGTTTGTCTGTCGACATATAATTAATGCTCCTACTGCTCTTAACATAATAAAACTAGTTAACTATCCTCCAATAACCTTGTTCAAATATTCCTTCTATTGCTATTACCCAAGTACTACCATCATAGTACAGTTTTTCGTTTGAGTTTGCATTAGTAGTATACCCTATAGTGTTTACCGCCGTTGAGTCGAAGCTGACTATCCAGTTTGTTCCGTTAAACTCAATAATATCATCTTCGCTTGCTTCTAGTAAACCCCAAGGTCCACTATCAAACGGAATAACATCTTTGACTAGCAAGTAACGTTGCCCTGCTGATTGAGCTGGCAAGTTACCACTTCCTGGCTGAGATTTTTGAGGATTAATAATACCATTAATGCTAGTAATAGTATCAATTGGTAATGTGTCTGTGTTTAATGTAAATCCAATTAGATTTTTATTATTAGCTACAATAGTATCAGCAATTAAAATAACTTCGTCTGCTTCATCTGCAAAAGCAGAGCTTGGGCCAATTCTTAATCTAATTTCTGTAATGCCGGGTTTAAATCCACCATGCTTTTGAAAATGCTTATCCCAGTCTAGCAAATCAGATCCTGATGCTCTGTCAATGTTAGTATTGTCAGGATTTAGTAATTCAATATTATCAGAATTTACTTTAATATGTCTATCTTCAAATGTAATCCATTGTCTTTGTGTATTATTGTTAAAGTTAATATTTAAACTTTCAATACTTACATTATCAATATCATCATATGCAGACTGTAATATGCTATGTATGAGAACCTGTCTTTTAATTTTAGCAGGAGGAGTTAAGTAAATTGGTAATTGATATATTAAACTTGATACATCAATAATATCATCTTGTCCGTTTGGAATCTGTCTTGCAGTCCATGTAGTATTAATTAACTCTACAACTCCTAAACTTGTCCAGTCAAACGGATTATCACTACTCTGTAAGTTAACACTTGGATTGAATAGTAATAATATCTGTTCTAGTAATTGTAATTTCTGTTCTGTATTACTAGTCCATATGTCAACGTTAAGAGTTAAATCATAAGGAATAGGTGAAATTCTTTCTAGTGTATAAGATTCGCCTAACTCGTCTAAGAACGAATTATTACTAGAATCAAATTTCTTTTCTAATACTTGGGCCCTATCAACGTGAGTTGGATTTAGTCTTCTTTCTGGATTAGGTAATAGTTCTGAAATATATACAGATATAAAAGGAACTGTATTAATTTTGTTTTCTGAATTCTCTTTAATAATATGTGATGCCATTCTACTAGTATCACCATACCTAACAGGTACTAAGTGAAAGAAGTCTGCTCCGTTCTCGTCTTTTCCCATTTTAACAGAAAAGCCACCAAATATTCTCATAAACTGAACTAGCCATCTTCTTATCTGTTGATCGTAAAAATATGTTTGTGCCATTAATCATCTGTCCTAGGTTTTTTGAATACTTTAGACAATGTAGACTTTTCAGGTGTAATGCCCTTCTCGTCTACTGGATTGCTAGATCTAGTCACGTTATCGTTGTTAACAAAAGTACTGGTTAACGTTCTAGGTCTCAAATCTCCGCCAAAGCCTGCTTGGTCAATGCTATCAAATACTCTTAACCATTTCTTTCCTAAAAATTGAAACATTCTGTTTGGAACAAAATCGCTTCTAATAAAGAATTCTTGTTGTGAAGGATTAGCTGGAAATGATAGTCCAGATGGAACTAAAGTTTTTTCTGGTAGTCCACCTACTCTAACATCATTAGCTGGTCCGCTATCTGGAATTACTGAAGGTTCTTTTCCTTCTTTATTACCAAAGAATGCTGAATCGTCCCATAAGCCTGAGTTTGGTACCAGCACTTCTGAGGAAGCAATAACTGCTTCTGAGATTTCAACTTCTCTTTGATAAGTGCTTAATGAGTTTTTCAAACTATCCTCATCATCTGGGTCACCAAGTATGCCTCTATATTCTTGTGCATCCATCATTGGCGATGCTTTAATTCTCCATAAATGAGGCCACCATGTTGGACCAAATCCTTCTGCGGCCCTCGATGCATCATTAACAACATAAAATTTATTAATGCTGGTTGCAGTAGCATCTAATAGTAAGTCATCATTTAAGTGAGGTAGCTCTATGACATCACCAGCCATAAGTTTTCTACCTAAAATTGAAGCCATATCGTTTGTATGGAATGTAATAAAAAGTGTATCAGCACTTAAAAATAAACCAAACTGGCTTAAATCAAAATCCGTATCTGCAACATTATAGGTTCCTCTTAATTCATAAATTGTAGTATCATACACACGATCTCTATTTTCTAAGAACAGTAAATCTTGTATATCTAATTCAGATAAGTCACCTTTTGCTTGCAAATTTGGTTGTGCAGGATCGCCTGTTTCTCCTTGTGAAGCAGGACCTAAGTACTTGTGGATATAGATAGAGGTCCCACTTGCATTAACAGATTCTCGTATAATGCGATCTTGAAAGTGATAGTCTTTACCTTTATCGTTATTCCAAAGCTGAATTCTTGGCATAAATGCTCCTTATTTACATTAATTGTATTTAGCTGATGCAGAATTAGGTTGACACCAAGGTAAAAAGAGTATATACTTATTAGTAACAGTTAGAAATTAGGAGAATGTTCATGGCAATGCCAAAAGTTACAAAACGTAAGAAACCTCGTGCCGTAAGGCGTATTAGCGGTGGTGAGCCTAAATTTGAAAACGTCTTAGACTTTACAGGTGCTCAATATAGCAAACAATATCGTATACAATGCGAATATTATCGATTAGACTGCAAAAGCAAAGATTATAAAGTTTGGGTTGTTGAATATGCTAAAACACATTCTGAATTTAAAAGTAAAGCAACTATTATTAACAAAGTGCCAGATAGTAGATTTGGTCCTAGCTTAGGTGCTAGTGCAAGATTACTTGCAAGAGGCTGGCCTGATTCACATGATGCATATAACGAGTATTGGGAAGGCCTAGCAGGTACAATGGGAGAGGTTGCTCCTTTAAGTACATGGCTAGACAAGAATATTGTAGATATTATCGAAGTTGGTGAAGGTATTGTTGAAGAGAAAAAAGTAAAAGATAAAACGAGTGCAGTTCCTAAGCAAACAATACAAGATAGGCTTAAAGAACAACTTGATGATCTGCTAGGTGAGATTGAAGGTGCAGTAGATGACTTTACTGAAGAAGGTAAAGCATTTGATGCATATAAGTTCTTACAGTCAAATAACATAGCGGCAAACTCCGCTCCACAAATTGCTGAATTTTATAAGCCATTAATTGCTGAAATTGAGGAATACTTAAAAGGCGATTGCGATCAGTTAAATGAAGCATATGCTCACTTAGGAAAACGTGATGCTAAAAACTTTATTAAATTCTTGCAGTCTATTGTTGATGGAGCAAATGCATATAAGGCTATGAAGATCTCTACAAGGGCAAAGCCTAAGAGAAAGCCAATCCCAGCAGAACGTATTGTTAGAAAACTAAAGTATCTAAAAACATATAAACTAGGAGCAATAGAATTTCAGAGTGTTGATCCAAGAGACATACTACAATGTTCTGAGCTTTGGGTGTATAATACTAAAACAAGGAAACTTGGTAGGTTCGTTGCCGCTAAACATGGTGATGTAACAGTATCTCATCTAACAGTTAAAAGTACTAGTATTACAGGACACGATACTGAACAGAGTATTAGTAAAACACTTCGTAGGCCAGAAGAGCAACTTGTGGAATGGAAGAAGTGTGGACGTCCAGAATTGCGTAAATTCTTAGGTAAGATTAAAGGAACTGAGGTTAAACTTCGTCCTAGGATCTCAGAAGACACAATATTGCTAAAAATTATAAAGTAGCAACCTGCATAATCTAAGATAACTGCCATAAATAACATGGAGGCTATTTTATGGCAGTTACTACAGAACGCAACAAAGTTATCAAATATATCGAACTATCCCTTGGTGAAGGAATGGTTGATGTTGAATTAGATAAAGAACATTACGATATGGCTATTGATAAAGCCGTTGCAAAATATCGACAACGAAGTAGTAGGGCAGTTGAAGAAAGCTTCTTGGTGCTAAAACTATCGCCACAAGAAAGCACTTACATATTGCCTAATGAAGTCATTGAAGTTAGACAAGTCTATAGAAGAAATGCTGGTGGTATTTCTGCTAGTGCAACTGACTTTGAGCCATTTGAGGCTGGTTACTTAAACATGTATATGCTAAACGCAGGTAGAGGTGGCGGACTTGCAACATTTGAACTTTATATGGGATATAGAGAACAGATGGGTAAGATGTTTGGTGCTTATTTAATTTTTAATTGGAATGAAGTAAACAAGAAATTACATTTACACAGGAAGATTAGAAGTGATGAGGAATGTATACTTCATACATATAATCATAGACCAGATGAAATGTTACTAGCTGACTCACATTCTAGTCCATGGTTAAAAGACTATGCTTTAGCAACTGCAAAAATGTCCTTAGGTCAAGCTCGTAGTAAGTTTGGTTCTTTAGCAGGACCAGGTGGCGGTGTTACATTGAACGGTAACGACTTAATTGCCCAAGCACAAGCCGAATTAGAAAAACTAGAAGGTGAATTAGTTAATTATATTGATGGCGGTACACCTATTAGCTTTATCTTTGGCTAAACAATCCTTTGACAATACAGTTCAACTCTGCTATAATAAATTATTATAGTTAGGATTTATTAGTATGCAATTACCCAAATTATTAGTAGTAGGACACGGACGGCATGGCAAAGATACTGTCTGCGAGTTACTAGCAAAGTATGGATATACTTTTCAGTCTAGCTCAAAGTTCTGCTCTGAACTGTTTATATTCAACGACACTAAAGACAAGTACGGATACAAAGACGAAGAAGAATGTTATGCTGATAGGCATAATCATAGACCTGAATGGTATGATATGATTCATGACTATTGTAAAGACGACCTGGCAAAACTAGGAAGAAACTTATTTGCAAGACATGACATATATTGTGGTTTAAGAAATAAACGTGAATATTTTGCAATGCAAAATGAAATAATATTTGATCATGCAATATGGGTTGATAGATCCGATCATTTACCTGCAGAAGATTCTAATAGTATGAGCATAGAACAATGGATGTGCGACTTTACTATTGACAACAATGGATCATTAGACAGGTTAGTTAATAACGTTGATATACTTGCACAGAACCGCTTAAACCTAACGTTGTCCTAGAAATCTATAAATTAACCACCTGGATAAATACCCGGTTTTATTGGTGCTTTAGCTAAATACATCTGAGAAGGGCAGACGCCCTGTAAACTAAACTCGGAGAACAAATAACATGGCAACTTTAGTTTCCCCAGGTGTATCGGTTAGCGTCATTGACGAATCCGCTTATGCATCCGCCGGTAATGGAACAGTTCCTGCAATTTTCATTGTTACAAGATCTAACAAGTTAGCACCAGATGGAACTATTGCAGAATACACAAAATCCAAATATGCCGGATTACCTCTTACTATAACTAGTCAGAGAGAATTAGTTCAGTTATATGGAGAACCAGCTTTTACAATAGTAGACGGTACTCCAGTACACGGACATGAATTAAATGAATACGGTCTTTTAGCCGCATATTATTATTTAGGTGTTGCAAACAGAGCAATTATCTGTCGTGCAGATCTAAACGTAGAAGAATTAGAGCCTTTAGACGAAGCTCCAACAGGTGATCCAGTAAATGGCACTTATTGGTTTGATACAGCTTCAACATCCTTTGGAATTTTTGAAGGTAACGGAACTGCATGGATTGCAAAGTCAGTATCACTTTTTGACGGAACACCAACAGGTGGTTCAGATGGTGATTACGCACTTGATATTTCACAAGATCTAAAAGAATTTTACAAAAACGAGTCAGGAACATGGAATAAACTTACAACTGCAACTATTGCAGGTACAGTTAACATTGATCCTCACTATACTTTCCCAACACCAACTAATGGTGATGTATGGTTCAAAACAACTTCACCTAATAACGGTTTTAACCCTGTTATTAAGAAGTACAGTTCAGCAACTAGTTCATTTGCTCAACAGGTTGTAGGCCCTAATCAGCCAGATCAACTCGTTGCATTCGCAGATGACGCCGGTGCTTCTTCAGCATTTGGAACTTCGCTAGATGGTAACGATCTTTATATTAAGATTGCAACCGCAGGTGAAGCAAACTTTGAAGTTCGTAGATATGACGGTTCAAATTTTGCCGCAAACGTACAAGAAGTTAAAGCAACTGCTCCAGTTGGTGCTATTGTAGATGGAACACTATGGTATGATGCAGGTATCATTAATGACATTTATAGAAAAGCAACATCAGGATGGGAGCCAGTAGGTGCTAGTAACATTACAGTTGATACTATTGAACCATCAGGTCCTACAATTAATGATGTTTGGGTTGATACTAATGACTTAGTAAACTATCCAGCAATTAAAGTATATGACGGAGCGGCATTTGTATTACATGATAATGCAGATCAAACTACTCCAAATGGTGTTATATTTGCAGACTTAACTGCTACCTTCCAGGATTCTACCGGTTCAGGTGGAACAGCTACAGCAATGGACGATGAAGCTCCAGAGCCAGCTTTCTTTCCAGAAGGAATTATACTTTTTAACACAGCAGTAAGTTCTGGTAATGTTAAAAAGTGGAATGATACAGCAGGGCATTTCCAAAGTGAATCAGGCAATAGAGACTCCGGTCCTAAAGCAGGATCCATGTATGCATTTGATAAAGCTCAACGTAGAGTTGTTGCTAAAAGATTGCAAGGATTACTTACAGCAGGAGAAGAATTAAGAGAAGAGACACTTGCTTTTAACTTAATTGCAACTCCAGGTTATGCTGAATGTATTGACGAAATGTTAACTCTAAACATTGATCGTAAGGAAACAGCATTTATTATTGCTGATACTCCATTAAAACTTAGCCAAAGAACTTCAGAAGTTAATGCATGGGCACTTGGAACAAATGCTGGTACTAACGGTGAAGACGGATTGACAACAAGAAATGCGTCAATCGGAATTTACTATCCATCATGTCTTTCAACTGACTTGTCCGGAAATGATGTAGCAGTACCTGCTAGTCATGCCGTACTAAGAGCATATGCTTATAATGATGAAGTAGCTTATCCATGGTTTGCTCCAGCTGGTTTAACCAGAGGACAAGCAAGTGGTGTTAGTAACTTTGGTGTTGTTACAGCAGAGAATGAGTTCAAGAATGTTGCATTAAACAATGGTCAACGTGATGCACTTTATACGAAGAATATTAACCCACTAGTAAACTTTCCAGGAACTGGATTGTATCTATGGGGTCAAAAGACACTTCATCCATTTGCATCAGCACTTGATCGTGTAAACGTTGCACGTTTATTAGCGTTCTTACGTGAAAGATTTGACGTTGTTGCTAGACCGTTCATTTTTGAACCAAATGACAAAATTACAAGAGATAGAATCTTATTAGTTTTTAATGCTTTCATGGAAGACATGGTTGCTAAAAGAGCTGTATATGATTTCTTAGTAGTTTGTGATGAAACTAATAACACTAATACAAGAATCGATCGAAACGAATTGTACATTGATATAGCAATTGAGCCAGTTAAAGCGGCTGAATTTATCTATATTCCAATTCGTGTAGTTAACACTGGTGCGATTGCCGGTAGTAATGCATAAATAAACGTAAGGAGATAAGAAAATGGCAGTTTCAGTAAGTAAATTTAATGTACCTGGTACAACAGATGCCGCACTTGTTAGTCCTAAGTTATCTTACAGATTTAGAGTTACTTTTACTCAATTGGGTGAAGGTGATACAGTAAGTTTAACTAGTCAGGTAATAAGTGTTAGTCGTCCTTCCGTTACACATGACGACATTGTTGTTGATGTTTATAACTCAAGGATCTTTATGGCTGGTAAGCACACTTGGGATCCAGTTACATTAACAGTCCGTGACGATGTTACGGGTGCTGTTGGTAACGTATTAGCCCAACAGCTTCAAAAGCAAATGGATCATGGAGGACAAACAGGACAAACAGCAGGCGGTCAGTATAAGTTCACTACAATTATTGAGAACTTAGATGGTAGCGAAGGTGCTGAAGTACTAGATGCGTGGGAGATGGCAGGTTGCTATATCCAAAACATTAACTATGGTGAAAATAATTACGCCACAAGTGATCCATTGCAGATTACTGTAATGATCAAGTTTGATAATGCTAATCATACAATAGCAGGAACAGAAGCCCTAAACGGAGCAGTAGCAGGTAACTCTACTGATAACGCAACGGCATCTAATTAAACTAGTGGTTAATTAAACGTATAAATATAAGTGAGACGGAAACGTTATTGCTTATAAGAATAAAGCAAAAGGGCCGTTAAGGCCCTTTTGTTATGACAAGTGGAGAATACTTTTAAATGCCTTTTAATTCATATGCTTTTGGCCAAATAGGAAACTTAGGCGGAACTGAAACTGTAGCTGATAGATCGCCGTTTGCTAAGTATCAATTCTTAGCAGAGTTTGAACTACAAGATAGAGAAGACACTTCATCTCAATTTACATTAAAGACATTTGAACTTCCTCGTTGGACAGTAGACAGTCAAGTTATTAATCAATATAACCATAAATCTGTTATACAAACAAAGATGAATTTTGAACCTATTACAATTTCTTTTTACGATCAACAAAATGATGCAATAGAGGCATTTATTAGTGATGTAGTAAAAGGACAATTTGATGCAACAGACGGAAGTAAAAATTTAAAACATACACCAATGAATCTTAAAGTACATATGCATAAAACAAGCGGAGGTGCTATAAGAGCTGGTTTAGATGTTCCTGTTGAAGATGCTGATCTTATAGCAAGTAAAACATACGAGTTACATAATGCATATATTGTTGATGCACAACATGATACTTTGGATTATGCAACTAGTGACGTTGTATTATGGACACTTACACTTAGATACGAATTTATGTCATGGTATGCTACTGATGATGCAAACTTTAGTAATCACGACATAGATGAAGATGCTAACTTTATTAGACAGTTTCCAGAAAACAAAGCACCGTCTGCTGTTAACGTACCTAAAAAGAAACCTGACACTCCAGCTAAGAAAGAAGTATCATCTGTTACAGTAGAAACAAAAACAATTTATTCTAGAAAGAAATTAACTGGACAAGAATCACAAGCAATAGTAGCCGCCAAGAAAGCAAAAATTAAAACTAGTCAAGCAGTTAATAAGAAAGACTCTGCTCCTAATGAACCTATTGATGGAATATTATTAGAAAGACTAGATAACTTTAATGGACAGCAAATTCTTAAAGCAGTAAGCAAAAATAGTAAATTATCTTTAAACCCAGCTGAGGCCGCAGACGTTGCTAGGATTGTTAGGATGCAAGACGATAAGTTAGGAGCAGGAGTATTAGAAGCTAAAAGAAATCAACTATCTCCAGCGGCACAGAAAGCACTAACTCAAGTTAATAGAGGTAACAATAGAAATTTAAGAAAGAACATACAGACTAACGATAACATTTTAAGAACAAAAGCATCAGAAGCTAGAAAAGGAATTCTATAAATGTCTAAAGTTATTCCACAGGTACAATTTGATAAAGCAGTACAGCAAGTATTAGGACTTGGACTAGGTAGAGGCCCGGCAGAGAATGTTGTACAAAGTTTATTTACAGCAAGCGAAGAGCTGGGTTTAGATTTTAATAACTTAATTGTACAAGCAACTAAAACAGGAAAATTAGTAGTTACTCAAGAAATTTTAAATAACATAAATGCTAATAGTAATCCTGGTGGCATTACTTATAATATAAAAAAACCTCTTAATATTCCTCCTATTGTATTAAGAGAATTCCGTGTTAACTTTAACACGTTTGCATATGTTACTCAAGCAGGCGACTTACTAACTACACAAGATGAAGAAGAAGGACTCGTAACTGAAGCTGGCACATAATGGCTAACAATTTCAAAAAAGGAACTTATTCAGTTCTTAATCAAAGCAAGTATACAGGCAAAGGAGCTCCTACATATAGAAGTGGCTGGGAGTTAACTTTTATGAGATTCTGTGATAATAATCCAAATATTATATCTTGGGGTAGCGAAGTAGTTCGTATACCTTATAAAAATCCCTTTACTGGAAAAGCAAGTACATATGTTCCAGACTTTTTGATAACTTATCAAGGTAAAGGTGGACAAAGAAAAGCTGAATTAATTGAGGTTAAGCCTAGGGCTCAAGTTACTCTTGAAGTAGCAAGAAGTCAGAAAGAAAAAGCATCTGTAATACTCAATATGGCTAAGTGGGAAGCCGCTAAAGGCTGGTGTAAAAGCATGGGCTGTAGTTTCCGTATCATAACTGAAGAAGACTTATTCAATAAAGCAAGCCCTAACAGGACCCGTCGCAAATAATACTATTTTGGTTCAAAGTGAACACTCTTATGTTATTAACGTCATAAGTATATACATGACTAAGAAATTAGAAGAGGTATTTGGATTTTCTCCCGAAAGTGATGAGATAGACGAGGATACCGACCTAAACAACACAATTGACGCAGAAGTCAATATTGAGCCGACAGTAGCTGACGAGATCAGAACTGCTCAGGCAGTAATAGACATGGCAAGCCGTATAGATACAGCATTGCCAACTGTTACAGATATGACTAGTGCTGAAAGAGAATTAGACAGTCTTGCACAAAAGGCAGAGGATCAAGCTGATAGATTAATGGACTTAGGCTTTAACGTAGATGATAGAAATGCTGGCAAAGTATTTGAAGTAGGAGCCACATTGCTTAAAGTAGCAGTAGATGCCAAAGTATCCAAACTAGAAAAGAAGCTAAAAATGGTTGAGTTACAACTAAGAAAAGCAAAACTAGATCAATCAGATGATAAAGAAGAAAGCAACATTATTGATGCTGAATCTTCTACCTTAACAAACAGAAATGACTTAGTGCAAGCCATCCTAAATCGTGTGGGTCCAAATAAATAACAGCATGAGGAGATATAATTATGCCCACTTTATTAGAATATATTAACCAGTTACAACGGGAACATAAGTACCGTGTAAAAATGGTGTTTTCACCAAGCGAAAAACAGCTTGAGACTTTTGAGAGACATTTAAAAAAATATGATGCCTTAGAAGTTGGAAGACCTGAAAAACTTATGTTGCAAGCATTGCCACCTGATTTTCCAAATTACGGCGGCCATGAAATTGTAGTGATTGACGTTACTACAAGATTACCAATTCAACCTGTAGTGTTAGAAGCTGAACTTAGAGGTATTTTAAGAGTACCTGAAGGAACGTTAAAAGCATTTAGCCATGACGATCCATTAATGCAGTCGCAGATGGAAGAGCCAGATGAAGGCGAATACGAAGCAATTACAGGTACAGATTATCAAGACAACGAAGCAAACCCAGTTACTGCCAAAGACGTAGCAGGTGACGAATATGTTGCTGAACTTGTTGACTCTGCAATCGAAGACGATCGTAGAAAAGTAGTTTTAGCACAAGATTCAGACGTTAAAACTTCAGGGCCGATCCTAAACGATAAAACAGTTTCTGATAGTCCACTAACTAAAGCAAACAAAGGATAAGACAATGAGCAATAATGATGATATTAAAAAAGTATTAGAAGCAATTAATAGTTTTACTCCTGCTAATTCAGCTTTGACTGTTGATAGTGAAACTCCAAATGTTGAGCAGGATGGCGTTAGAATTACCAAAGAAGGTATTGAAGAAGCATGGGACACTATGGAAGCTCCTAAAGCAAAAGAAGCTACTGCTGACGCAGATAAAGCGGTTACAGAGCATGACAGCGGTGAAGATGTTACTTTAACAGTTAACACTCCAACTGAAATTAAAGTACCA